GATGGTACAAGAATACACACTGTACCATAACCACCGTCATTGTTCCACCAATCCTCAATATCATTGAGTAATTTTTCTTCAACGAACTCATGTATAGCATAAGCAAGACCAGAATCTAGATCTTTAAGATCCAGTGAATCTTGTCCCCAAACATTTATGTCAAATAAAGTGTCAAAGGCATCTTCTTCATTTTCACTCAATTTTTCTGCAGTATAAACTACATTTTCAATAGCACCTGAATCACCAGATCCTTCATAATTTACTTTAACTCCGGTCACACCACGGTCAGCCAACTGTAATAGAAGGCCTGTCATATTATTTTCTGTCATAACTATTTTGTTTTGTAAAATCTGCCAAGAATGTTGGCATTCAGATATTCTTCTTTCTCAAGCACCTCATATTTAAACTGGTACTTTACTTCTTGATAAGTTAATTCCATAGCTGAGTAACATATCATCAAGATCTCTCTTTTGATAACAACTCCCGCTTTGTGAGCTTCTTTAAGAGTCTTGTTACTACTATAGTAGTTCATGAAGTCAGGTTTGAGCTCCCGGGTATATTTCTTTAGTCTCTTATCTGTAGACATAGCCAAAGCTTTTTTACCAAGAGGTCTCTTTATATTAGCAAAGAAGTTCTTCTTACCAATATAGGCAACAGACTTACCATTTATAATAGCAGTCATAATATAGATGAATCCAAGACCACCTTGTGGTATACATGATTCATCAAACTCCTTGCCTTTATACTTCCAACTCATAAACTTCTATTCTTAGTCTTAACTCTATGTTCTCTAACTCAAAGATAGCAAGCTTTCTATTTAAATCCTCAACTTGTTCTTCAAGTAGCTCATTCTGTTCTTCAAGAGTTTCTATTTCATCTTTGAACTCAGCAATTTCTTTATCATACTCAATGCACATTTCATCTATTTCACTTTGTAGATCAGCAAAATAAATACGTGCATAATCTAAATGTGAATCAAGATTACTTAAAGTTTTAGTTACACTCATAATGCTTGTTTTAATAATGGTAATAATTTATCTCTAACAGCTTCAACACCATGATCTCTAACTGAATCAGATAGATCTTTAGACATATCAAGAATTACATAATTAAGTCCATACTTGTCTTGATATCTCTGAGCAGCTTTGATTCCCGGTTCATCATTATCAAACAGTACAATTGTCTTAAAATACCGTTTGCTAAGTTTTCCCATGACTGACTCACCAATCATTGTATTTTCACTGTCTGGTGCAATGCATTCTACATTACCTATACCAAGCTTATTAAAACACATTAAGTCCTTTAGAGAGGATGTAATGACCAAATACTTGGCTTCATAAGTTAACTGATCTATACCCTGAACATAGTTCTGAACCTTGATAAATTTCTTATCTAGATTCTTGGGCATGTAAATCTTGTACAACTCACCGTCTTCTCTGAAATAACCATAGAGATATGATTTGCTAAACTTAAATGAAGTTATAGAACCATCTTCTTCTTTCTTTTCCATAGTAAAGTATGCCAGGGGCACTACATTATACTTGGCCAAAAGTGTAGAACCAATCCTAAAACTTGTCCAAAAAGTAGAATCTTGGGAATTCCAGTGTCTCATTTCATAGTCTACAACTTTAAACTTATCATGAAACTTAATAGGTTCTCTTTCTACAAGTACGTTATATTTTACATACTCTTGGTAGTCTCGGATAATTCTATCCGCTGCTTTGAACCTTGCATCATAATTAAATAGATGTCTGACAAGTTCAATATGATCACCTTGAAATCCTGAAGAAAAATCTTTAAACTTATAGTAATCCCCATTGCGATAGATAAACATGCTAGGAACTTTATCCTTTACATTAAATGCTGAGAGCATCTTTATATCTTGGCCAATAAGTTTTTCTTTTAAGTTTAAATAATACTCAAATACCCATTCTCTGGGTACTTCCTCTAAATCAGATATAATATTCTTAGTTGAAATCATAATCTAAAATTAAAAAGGGGAGATATTACTCTCCCCTTTTATGAGAGAGTAAGTTATTAGTCTAAACTAAAATCAGACGATGTTTTTGGTTTTAAAAACGTGTCATCATCATCCCCAAAGGATTTAACTTCTTTAACTTCTAATTTTTTCAGATGTTTTGTTTCTTCAAAAGGAATTACAACACCTGCTTCTTCTGCACCAAATGCATACTTCTTACCTTCAGCTTTAGGTAACCACAAGTCATAGTTTGTATAACCTGTTTTACCTTCGTACTCTTTACCGGCAACACAGAACTCAAGGAATTTACCTCTGAAATCAGCAGTATTGTTGAATGCTTTAACAAACTCTTCAATAGTTTCATGTTGACCATCTTGTTGAAGGAACCAATCATCAATGTTAAATGAATGAGCTAAAGTTCTTAAGAAGATCAAGATAGATCTATCTCTCTGAATTTTGATACCAGATTTAGTTTCACCATCTGCAAATGCATATTGGCTACCTTTTACTCTACCAATCTGACCTTGATATCTTCCTTTACTTTCATCATCTTTGTCCATAAAGAAACCTTCAAAACCTTCAATAGGTTTAGTTTCTACATGCAACATAAGATGATATGCTCCTGGGATAAACTTGAATTCTTCCAATTCAATGCTGTTAATTTTCAATACATGATTACCTGGAGTAATTGTTTTTGGTAGTCCTGAGCTTCCTTTGCCCAAATCAGTTGTACTTAATGCCATTTTGTTTTGTTTTTAATTATTATACATAAATTTTATCCCAGTGAAACTCAAGTTCACCTTTTTCATTCATTTCAGAAACTACAATTTCTTCATTTCTTAAATGCTCTGGACGAGCACCACAAGTAACTTCTTCACTTGTTTTAAAAGATAATATAGTCTTATTACCTTTTCTATACATATAACCAATTGCATCTGCATTGGCACAAATAAGAGACTTGATTTTACCTGTCAAATCAATGTTTGCAGACATTACCATCTCTCCTTTATCATCTACCTGCTTGTCTTTAATGTGACCAGATAAAATAATGTGGGGAGCTAAAGTATCAATAAAATCTAAAACTTGAAAGAAAGCTTGTCTTAAATATAGATAACCTGCACCATTTGGTAGAGACAACACATTGTCCCCATCATAGTTCTTACCCATGCTTGTACTACGGTACAACTTAATTGCAAGTGGCATAACCATATCTTCTAATGCAGTTACAGTATCTACTGTAACATATTTATATGGATATCCCCCTGCTTTGATAGCTTTACCTGCATCAAGTAATTCTTGAAGATTATCAACTTTTAACTTTAATGCTTCTACATAATCAGCACCATTCTCTAAGTCAAAAATTAAATTACTGTCTAACCCTGCAAACGCAGTAGTTTTACCAGTCTTAGGCTTTGAATAAATAATTAATCTTTTTGGATTAACTCTTTCTGCCTTCACTTTTTTAGTTGGAAGTACAATACTCATCTTACTTTAATTTTTGTGCTAGTTTTTGAAACTCTTCTGCAATTCTTAATAAGATGTCAGAAGCTGATTCTTCATCAGAATGAAATACTTCTTCTTCTTTTTTAGGTGCATACTTTTCTTCAAAATCTGGAAAAATACTCAGTGATTTTTGTAGTTGTGGGAGCTCAATTTTACTCTCTTCTTTTCTTTTCTCATAAAGAGCATAACTGATCTCTTGACCACTAGATAGAATAACTGCCATCTCATTTAAAGGAATAAGATATTTTCTGTCTACTTTACCTTCGGCATCATAGCTTTCAATAACATCATATTCTTCACCAAAGAATGGATTATACCTCAACTTAAACAATTGTCTATCTTCATTCATTGGAACCATTCCAATAATTTTTCCAAAGTCATCATAGACATTGTCATAAAATTCAATGTAGATATCCTCTCCTTTTTTCAATTCCCATTCAAAGAATTGACATTGTCTACCAAACTTACCTTTCTTAAAGAAAGCAGTTTTTAAAGTAAAGAATGGATCCGGATTACCAATTGCTGTGAAAGTATCCATATGTTGCATATAGAACTCTCTTTCTTTTTCTTTTCTCAAATTGCTTGTTGTCATAATTAAATTAATTTACTTGGATTTTTTGTGTTGTTTCTCTTGCTGGTGTAGGTATTTCTATTATTCTCATACTTGTTCTATCAAGTTTAAAGAAACTGATTCTTGTAAGACCATTTCTAGATTTTAAGAAGTGGAACACTAGTGTATCCGGATCTTCAATCAAAAACTTCTCAGGACCATATTTCTTAATCTTTCTGATAGAAGGTTTGTTAATACCAATAACCACATCAGCATGTTGTAATAAAGCATCAGAACCATAAATGTCAGAATCTAATACATAATTTCCATAATTGGCTTCTACTTGTCTCTTAGTATCATCAATGTTTCTATTTAACTGACTTAGAACAACAAATGCTACAGGATAATTTTTCTTCATCTGGGTCAAGGCCTCACCCAATGCACCTAGCATATCAAATTTGTCTTTTTGTCCTACATCATTCTTAAATAGAGCAGAGTGATCTATGGTAACAAGTATGTTTCTGTACGTACCATCAGGTTTTTTGTGTCTTTCACATTCATAATGAATGGTAGCACACATTTCATTGACAGTACAAACATCATAGACAACATTAATTACATCACTGTCTGCAGATTCTTTATAGTAATCTACACACTTCTGAAATAACTTTTTGTCTACCAAATTGCCATTTTTACTCATTAATGTATTGTAATCAGCACCAGTAATCAGACCGAACTTTCTAATTGCACTAGTTTCATCAACCATTTCCATCTGGAACTTAAGGACTCTAAAGTCTTGGTCAGGATTGTGTTTGATAATATCAGACACCAACTGCTCCATAAATAAAGTTTTCCCAGTGCCTGGTCGTGCACCTACTACAGTTATTGTTCTCCACTCAAGTCCATCACAGAAAGCATCATTAAACTTAGGCCACGCACTAACCAGTGCAGGTAACCTACCTTCCCTCTTTGCTTTCATTTTGAGAAGACCTTTTTCTAAACTTTCCCTTTCACTAACAGGAAGCAAATGTCTTGCCCCATTAAATAGTTTTGTCATAGACTTTCATTTACATTATACAATTAACTCACTAAATGTATCTACATCATCATCAGGACTATCTTTTAAAAATTCACAATAAGTAGCTAAGTCAGAATCCCAACTTTTGTCTAAATTTTGTTTTCTAATAAAATACTGAGCTGTTCTCATGTACTCATAGTTCTTAGACTCATACTCTGAAATATACTTCTGTGTTGCAAGAAATATGGTTTCCCAGTCATAGTCATAAGTTTCAAAAAACCATCTGAATGAATTCTCTAAATTCTTTGCCGGGACTCTGGCATATTTACCAGAAGACAGTTTTTTATTAGGAAACAAAGACACATATGCCTCTATGTTCTGCATAAAACTATCACCCATTAAAGCTTTAGAAGTTTTTTTCTTTGATTTCTTGAAGTAGCCATCAATTTCTACCATAAATATAATGCTTTTATTTGTCAAATCCAAATCTTCAGACAGCCAATCATTTGCTTTTAGTCTAGTTATTTCCAATGAAGAATTGACAGATTTATCAGGCACAATACCTGCATGAATGCAGTATAGTATGTAGAACATATTAGGTGTGAGTTCTGCTTGACTCATTTTAAAAAAGATTTCTCCCATTACCAGATGATTTTATAGTTATACAAGTGATGTACAGTATCTTTTACTTCTTGAAAGACACCTTTAGAATCCCATTTGCTACCATTGTATGCAGCACTTGCAGGATGTGAGACCATAAATTTAGTACAATTTTCTCCACACATGTCTGCCCACTCCTGAGATTTTTTACCCATGTATACATAAACTAATCCAGGATGAAAGTTCTTGAGGTAATCAAATACATAGGCTACAAATGGAGCCCATATTTCATAATGTTTACCTATCTTACCAACTTCAGTTGTAAGAGCTGTATTCATCAAAAGTATACCCTGTCGGGACCATTTTGCTAGGTCTAAGGGTCTTTCGTACCCGTTCGGGTATAATTTTTCAACTTCATCAAGAATGAATCTTAAAGAAGGTTGTTCTCTTTCAGAGTTACCGCAACTAAATGCAATACCATCTGCTACACCTAATGTAGGATAAGGATCTTGTCCAACTATGACTACCTTAAGTTCATCATATGGACACTCCTCAAATGCTCTAAAAACATCTTTTAATGTAGGAGTAAACCTTTTACCATCATTAGATAGATTGTATAGATCAGTTAAGATCTTTTCAAATTCTATGCTAAATATAAAAGGTTTAAGAACTCTTCCCCAACCACTAGGTTCAAGTTTATTAAATATTTTTTGTTTATATTCATCTATATTAAACACATTTGACATAATAGTGTATATTTGTTACTAATATTTAATGTTATGGTCAAAGTAAAAGAACTTAAAGATGATGCAGTATTAGAAATAGCTGTAAATAAGAATTACTATTTAATGGCTAAAGCTGCATCTTTGGCAATCATTCAATCCTTAAACATTGAAGAAAAAGGAGAAGAATACTTTAAAGAAACTATTACTAAAAAGTATGAGGACTTAGATCCTATGCAAAGAGCTTTTTATACTATTGTTCTTTTGTTATCTGAAATAGAAAAGACTGCAACAGAAAAGAACTTATACATTGAAAAAGAAGTCCTTGAACCTGGGGACGAAGGTTACGTAGAACCTAAGATAGATTAATATTCCAGTTTTCCCTCCCTAATTGTACACATGCCTCTATGGCAAGTACTAATTCCATTTTACTACAGTCTGCAAAAGACTTACAGTATTCAGCACCATCTGCATCATAACATAGACCAGCTTGTTGCTTTATAATTGTTTTCATTTCATCAAATGTATATCCTGACTCTTTTGCAAGTTCACGGATACATGCATGTACTTTAGCAAGTTGTGCTACAGAAGCATTGTCTGAAGTAAGACCCATAAAGATCTCAACTTGTTGTCCTTCAGGAAGTTTATCAAGAAATATCTGATAATTTAATTTTGATTTTTCATCAGGATAGACTAACTTACCATCCTGTTTAATCAGTTTTACTGTAAACATGTTGATTATTTTTAGTATATTATTATATGGAAGATAGAGCAAGAAGATATTCTCACAGAGATAAAGATACTGACATCATTCTTGAATACCTAGCAAAATTTCCAGAATCTCCATCAAAAACTCTTGCTAGAAAAATCTATAAAGAACATCCTACATTTCCTTCTTTCGAAACTGTCTACAGTAAAGTAAGATACTATAGAGGACAAAAGGGTAAACACTCAAGAAATTCTTTATTAGATAAAACCTTCCAACAAGAACTTAAAACAAAAGTGATTATGAAAGAAAAATTCCTACCTGAATCATATGCCAATAAAAGAGACACATTTGTATTTCCTACAGGTTGTAAAACCCTAGGTGTTATCGGTGATGTCCACATACCATATCAAGACAATGATGCTATAGAAGCAGCATTTACTAAAATGGAAGAAGAAGGGATTGATTCTCTTTACATCAATGGTGACCTATTAGATTTTTATCAGTTATCTTTCCATGAGAAGGATCCAAGAATGGTTCACTTCAAGCAAGAAATAGAAGCAGGTAGACAATTCTTAGATTACTGTAGATCAAGATTCCCTGGTATTCCTATTTACTTTATACCGGGTAACCATGAGAATAGATTTGAAAGATACCTTAGAGTTAAGGCATCAGAACTATTAGACATGGATGAATTCAGACTAGATGTACTTCTACATGTAGCTGAATATGGTGTACAATATATTCCATTTAGATCTAAAGTTGTCTTTGGTGACTTCTTAATAGAACATGGAGATAAAATCCCTGGTGCAGGTGGTGTTGTACCTGCACGTACTGCTCTAATGAGACTAAAGACTAATTGTCTTATCAATCACTTCCATAAAACTAGTTCTAGCTCACAAAGAGTCTATGGTCCAGGAGAGTCTACAACTATCCGTGGATACAGTCTTGGTTGTTTATGTGAACTTACCCCTGAGTACCTTGAAATAAATGAATGGAACCATGGGTTTGCTATTCTAAAAAGAAATGGTAATTTAGTGCAAGTAAACAATTACAAAATAGAAGGTAACCAAATAGTCTAATGTTTCTACCAATAGAGTTTAGAGATGATCACGGTCCATATATTGAGCATCTAAATGTTACTCATATAACTAGGATATCTTTTGTTAATCCCAGAAATCCTGATGCAGGTAGTAAAATACATCTACGCACAGGTGAAATCTTAAAGACACCAATGGAGTTTGATCAATTATCCCAAGCAATTGATGATACTTGGGAATCTGCATCTACTCTTATTCTATCTACAATACTTTCTGAAAAAGCTAAACTGCTTCGGAAAGATGACCTACAGAACGAAGAAATTGAAGAACTTCCTCCTTTGAATGAAGCTTAAATTTCTTATCCGGCCAATCAAAGTTGCCTACAAACCATTCATCTTCAGCTTCTACTAAATCACTGTCTGTGGATATAAGTGAAAGATTGTTAAATATGTCTAGGACATAATAATAATAATCATATCCATTTTGACTGTCTAAGTTATTGATCTCTACTTTGTTAAAGCCAAGATCTGTTAAATC